TGGTGGTTATGTGAAACTAATGTTGGTGTACTAATCGTAGTATCACCTGACGTGCCTGATACTGGCACTGCTGATAATCCTGACATGTCAACTGTCAATGTGCCTGTAGCGTTTTTGGTTGTAAAGACATCTGTAAAATTATCTGAACCACCAGTGCCTCCACCTGTACCAGTAACAACTTTCAATGTAGAATTATTTAATGCAGATGTAGTGTCTATCGTAAATCCTGTAGGAGCAGCCGATTGCACAAATAAAGCTTTTGTTCCTGCTGGAAATTCTTGCACACCAGTTAAACCTGCACCATCACCTTTTAATGTAGTGGCAGCAACAACACCGTTTGAATGAAAAGCAATATTATCACCAATATTAATTCTATCTATGGCTCTCACGGTACCTAATGAACCTGCAAATAGGTCTATAACTTTGTTACCTACACAATATTGTATCGTGTGTGCACCTTGGGCTATAGCAACACCGTTGGCAGCGTGACCTGTAGGAGCTACTGTTAGGGTAAATGAACCTGAGGTATTATTAAAAAAAATATAATTACTTTCTACAGCAGGTATAAATACCTTAATATTGCCTGTTAAAGTTCCAGTAAACTCTATCACTTTATTTGAAGACTCTGCATTAGGGTCAGCGTTGTTTGTTGTTAAAGTTACATCAGAGTCTCCAGCTACAGATTTTGATAAATAGCCTGCATTGAAGGCATCAATAGTTTGTAAGTTTGTATTTGTATTTTGACCCCAGGTATTGGCGTTTGCACCTGTTTCCATTAACTCTAATTTTAATCTATCTGAATACGAGCTTGCCATTTTAATCCTTACTACACACTATTGCGTTAGCGTGTTTTACATCCATAGTTGGTACAGAAAAACTCGTTGGTGTGTTTACGGTGCCTGAAACTGATCCTGACGCAGAAGCCATTGGATGACCATGCGCACCACCACCACCTGTTGAACCAGTAGAAACTCCTGTTCCAAAAAATGAAGAACCTGGGTTATGGGCCGCTTGGTTAAGTGGTGTAGTTGTAGTTGGGTGAGTATGTGATGCAATTGTTGGTATCGCTAAAGTGGTATCTCCAAGAGAAACACTTGATGCATCAACAGTCACGGGTGCAACGTTTAATCCAACATCTGCTGTTTCAGTTGCACGTGATGAACCGAAGGTATCACCAAAGGCATCTGATCCTGCTGTACCTGCAGTTCCAGATGTAATAACTTTCAAAGTCGAGTTTGCCAAAGCGGCTGCAGTATTTTGTGTCCAACCTGTTGGCGCACTACCTTCAAGAAAAACCATTTGTGTGCCTGATGGTAAAGTGCTC